AATAAAGGATTATCTTGTAATTGTGATATTAATTTAGCACGAACTAATAAATTTTTAAGAACAACTCTATTACCCGAGTAATCAGTTGTTGATGTGAAAGGAAGTGTATTGAAGTATTTCATTAATATGGCCCAACTTTATCAATTGAAAATAAATCATCAGCACCATTATGTCCTAATTGAGTGGCTATATCATTTAATTGTTGTCTATTTGAAAAATTAGAAGAAACGCCAGGATTACTAACTCTATCTTTAGTCATAATTTCTGTTTCTTGGAAGGTTAAAGATAATGTAGTTTGAACAGGATAACCATCATTGAAGGATGCCCATCCGTTAGGAGCATAGTCAACAGTAACGCCAGTCAGTACACATTCTGAAACAGTCATTACTTTAGCTTCTTGCCCATTTTTAATTGTTTCTGTTGGATTTGATACTAATAAAGAATTTAATCCTAAGTTACTTAAAGCTGAACTGAAAACATTTGTAACTGAACCAGCAATACCATTTTGTCCTAAAAATAAAAATTTAATCGACATTAATTGTGGTGGAGTTAAATATTGACCAGAATTTCCAGAAATTGCAGAACTTTTACCTGGAACAGAATAAAAAGTAAATGTATCAATAATATCTTTAGTTGATTTTGCTTCTTGTGGTGATTTTGGTGTGAAAGTAAATTGTAAACTAAATGTTCTTAACTCGATTCCTTTATAAACTAATTGTATCTGGGGATTCGTATATACACCAGAAGCATTTTTTAAAACATCTTTGACATTCTCACCATTCATTCCAATTTTAGAAGATAGCTTTGCAATTTGGTCGGCAACAAAAGTTTTTCCATAACCGGATTGGGCTAAAAAATTAGCCGCATCTTTTGTTTTTAAATTTTTTGTGTCTGAATATGCGTTTGCTGCTATTCCTGCTAAACCTAATGTATCAGTCATAGAAATGCCAGAATAATTAGCATCATGACTTATGTTTAAACTATCTGGCATGTATAAAGAAATTGTTGCTAAATTAGAACCTTTCTTTTTTGGTTTATATGTTGGTGCTTCAAAAGCTGAAACAACAGAAGGAATTACATTATTTGTAATTGTCTTTGCTTCGGGCAACTGTGATTCTAAATATCCTGCTATGTTTTTTGCAGCAAGAGTACCTCCGCCAGAATTTTCGTATATGTTTTTTAATACTTGGGCTTGTAAAATTGTATCATTTGCAATATTGGTTGCTTGTTCTTTTAATTGAGTAGTTGAAGTATTCGAAAAACCTTCAATTAAATTTGTTTTAAACTTTGATGAATTTTCTTCAAAAGTTGTGGTATAGTCATAGATAGAAAATTGAATTGCATGACACATAGCAGGATTAGACGCTAAATCTGACGGATATACCAAATTTGGTGGCGAACTAGGATTATAAAGACTGCTTAATGGTCCTGAAATTTGATTAAATACTGAACCTTCACCAGTAGTATTTGGAAATATTTTGAAACTCATGTTTTTCTCTTTTGAGTTGATATACATATATTTATGGCATATTCTGGACTATTTAAACCTCGTAACCCACAAAAATACATTGGTGACCATACCAATATCGTTTATCGTTCATCGTGGGAATGTAAAGTCATGGATTGGCTTGATAGAAATGACAATATTATATCGTGGGCGTCAGAAGAATTGGTTGTTCCTTATAAGTCTCCTATTGATGGTAGATGGCATAGATATTTTCCTGATTTTCTTGTTAAAACAAAAACCCGTGATGGTAAATTGAAAACGACCATGATAGAAGTTAAACCAAAAAAAGAAACTGCACCACCAAAACCACAGAAAAGAATCACCGAACAGTATATAAGAGCAGTCAAAACATGGGGTGTCAATGAAGCAAAATGGAAATCGGCTATTGAATATTGTGCTGACCGAGGTTGGGAATTTAAAGTAATTACAGAGGACCATCTTGGACTCTAACTAAATAATCAAATGGCATCTAAACTTACCCAATTATCACAAGAACGGTCGGCAACCGATTTTGCCGTCATGTCCAGAGAATCTATGAAGTGGTTAAAAACTAAGATAGATGAAATTCGTTCGCCTAAAGCCATACCCAAAAGTATTTCTACTGAGACATTTCGTAACACTAAAAAATTTATGTTGGGTAGATTATATTGTTTTTTCTATGACCCAAAAGGAAAAGATGACTTACCATATTATGATAAGTTCCCAATGGTATTGGTATTAGAAAGATATCCAGATGGCTTTTTAGGTTTGAACTTGCATTATTTACCATATAAGTATAGAGTGGCATTTTTAACCAAACTGATGGATTACGCTGTTTTAGATGAAAACAATGATGTCAAAAGAATTCGTATCACTTATGACATTTTGAGTGCCTCCAGACGTTTTAAAGAGTTTAGGCCATGTATTAAGAGATATTTAACAGGTCATATTAGGTCAAAGATACTTACCATTAATCCAAATGAGTTTGAAGTGGCATGTTTCTTACCGTTACAACAATTTAAAGGTGCCAAACCAGCAGAAGTTTGGAAAGAATCAGTAGAAGAAATTAGAGGGCATTAAATGGCAGGTTCAATAAGCGATTTCCGTTCCAGTTTCACGACCGACATAGCAAGACCAAGTAGGTTTGATGTTTTTATTCCTATTCCAATTTCTCTTACTCGTGCGGTAGGTGCAGATTCTAGAATATTAGCTATGAGATGTGAAAATGCTGTATTACCTGGTAGAAATATACAGACCACCGATAAAAAGATGGGTTCTGCACCAATAGAGAAATTTCCATATCACACAATGTATGGTGAAGTTAATTTCACTTTTATTGTTTCGGATGATATGTCTGAGAAAAAATTCTTTGATTCGTGGATGGATACAATTAATCCAACGACTGATTACAATTTTCAATATAAAACAAATTATTGTGTTGATATTAATGTGAATCAATATGATGTAACCAATCAACTTTCATATACTGCTACATTATATGAAGCATTTCCAATTTCAGTAAATGATATGGAATTAGATTGGCAGAGTGAAGAATTCCATAAAATGACAGTAGTTTTTTGTTACAAACGATGGGTTGGTAGTTATTCAAATTCATTACAACAAAATATTGTCAATGCTGGATTAAGTGGTTTATTAAATACTGTTACAGGATCTTAATTGAATTGAAAAAGGAGTTTTAAAATGGCATTACCAAAAATTGATACCCCAATCTATGATTTAGAATTACCATTATCTAAAAAAGAAATTCGTTTTAGACCATTTTTGGTTAAAGAACAGAAAAACTTGATGATGGCTATGGAGTCGGACGATAGAGAAACTATTGAAAGAAACATTCGACAAGTGTTAACAAATTGCACCATTACAGAAGGAATCAATATTGATAAACTTCCTGTAATTGATATTGAATTTTATTTTATTAATCTTCGTGCAAGGTCTGTTGGTGAAATTGTTGAAAACAAATATGTCTGCACAAATGAAGTGGATAATGTTCAATGTGGTAATAAAATGGAAACAAAAATTAATTTGTTAGATATTAAAGTTGATTTTGATCCAAATGCAAAAGATGTGATTAATATTAATGAACAAATTAGTATTAAATTAAAGTATCCTGAATTCTCTTTAGTTGAAAAGTTAAAGAAAAAAGATTCAGCTGTAGATATTGCTTTTGAAGTAATTCTAGAAAGTATTGTGCATATATTTGATGGCGAGCAATATTATTATGCTTCAGAAACACCAAGAGAAGAACTTTTGGCATTTATTGAATCTTTAAGTCAAGAACAATTTTCTAAATTGGAAGAATTTTTCAATAACCTTCCAAAGATGAATAGAAAAGTTGATTTAAAATGTAGTAAATGCGGATTTGACCATACGATTAGTATGGAAGGTTTAGAAAGTTTTTTCGAGTAATATTTTGTCATGACAACCTGAGGAATTATTATAAAACTAATTTCTCTTTGATGCAGCACCATAAGTATTCTCTCACGGAACTTGAAAATATGTTGCCGTGGGAGAGAGATATTTACGTTGCTATGTTAGTTAATTATATTGAAGAAGAAAACGCTAAGATAAAAGAACAACAAGCATCGATGAAGAAACGATAAATGGTTAATAAAACAAAAGTTGCCTCAGGAATATCAAAAGTAATTAATATGTTACACGGTACTGATAATCCACAACCTTTGAAAGAAGGTTCTGGATATTCTACTGAAGGTGCTGGTGTAGAAATAAAAAAAACACCACAACAAAAAGAAGTTGTAAAGAAAAAAGTAAATGAACATTTAATATGGGACCTTTTAGAACAAATGGGTAAGAACTTTGCATCCGGTTCTGGACTAATCACATCACAGATTTTATCTGGTATAACAAATTCAACCGAAAAACAAGAAGAAAAACCAGAAAAATCTCGCCAACAGGCTCTTGGTGTTTTACTTACTGGTAATACACAAAGTAAAAAATCAGAAGCACCACAAAATAAACGTTTAAACAATCCTGAAATTTCTAAAATTAGTCCAGGTGAGGATAATCCATTAAAAAAGAATGAAAGTGAAGCTGATGTTTTAGCTAAAACTTACATTTTAATGCGCAAACATCAAAAATGGGTCGAAAGAAAAGAAAAATCTGATAAAAAATATAGAAAAAAATTAGATAAACAGAAAGAATTATTTTTAGATGAAACCATTGCTGTATTTACTGGTAAAAAAACATCTACAATGAGAAAAATGCAACGTAGCATGCGAGCCAATTCTGGTTTTTTAAAAACTGGTTTAAAAGTAGCTCTTGGTATTGGTGGTTTATTGGTGGCAAAAGACGCTTTGGCTAATATTGATTGGGATAAAAAATTCAAAGATACATTTTCCGACTTTAAATTTCCTGAATTTGATTTTGGCGGAAAAAATGAAACCCTCGAAAGTCAAAGTAGAGTTGGTAAAAACACTAAAGAAGGTGATTACTGGAATAAAATGTACGGGTTAATTTACAAAGAAGCTAAAGAACAAGGATTTGAAAATCCTGATATAGTTGCTTCTCTTGGTGCAACTCAATCCGCATTAGAAACAGGACATGGAAAACATTTAATTGGTGGTACAGCAGCCTTTGGTGTTAAAGGTAAAGGAACAATAGCAAAAACACAAGAATATGAAAATGGAAAAATGGTAACAAAAGAACAAGAATTTCAAAAATATGATACACTTGAAGATTCTGTCAAAGGTTACGTTGGAGTTTTAAAACAAAAAAACTTTGCAGGAGTTGGAAAAGCAAAAACTGTTCCTGAAGCCATTGATGCTGTCGTGGCAGGAAAATATGCAACTGCTCCAAATTATGGAGAAACTTTAAATAAAACTTATGAATCGGTAACAAAACCAAAAGAAAACATGGAATCTAAAGAACTTGGTTCTTTATCAAAAATATCGGGTATAACTAGTGGTTTTGGTAAACGATGGGGTAAAGAACACGGTGGTGTTGACCTTCCAGGAAAAACAGGAGATGCAGTTGCTTCGACAGCACCAGGAAAAATAATACGAGCTGGTTGGGAAGATCCAAACAATCACAATAAAGGATACGGCCAATTTGTTGAAATACAACATGAAAATGGCACTTTAACAAGATACGGTCATTTATCAAAAATTGATGTAAACCCTGGTGAAATGGTTGAATCTGGACAAAAAATAGGAGAAGTTGGTTCAACAGGACATTCTACGGGTCCACATTTACACTATGAAGTTTTAAAGGATGGTAAAAAAATTGATCCTACACAATCAGGAGCATTTAATTTAAATCCTGTAATGCCAGAATCAAAATTATCTTCTTCTGATATGAAATATCGTGAAACTCAAAATATAAAAAAACAAATGGAAACAAATGGACAACAAGTTGCTATATTAAATAATAATACCAATGCTTTTGGTGGTGGAACTACATACCTAATATCACAAGAAAATGTATCAACATATTCTCCAGTAACAAAACAACAATTTAATTATCTTTCATAAAAATGGATTATAAAAAAGCACAATCGTTAAAAAATAAAAGCCTTTTATCTTTAATGGCTGAAAAGAAATTCCAAGAAGGCCAAAGCATTGGTTCTTCTGTGGGTGGTGCTATATCAGATAAATTCAAAGCAAAAATGACTCGTACCAAAGAAAAATTTGACCCATTGAATTGGGTTAAAGGTTTGACTGGTTCGGGTGTAATTGGTAAATCCATACTAACTATGGCTGGTCGTGCCTTAGGTAGAAGTGAAGAAGATATTGGTTATTTTGGTGGATATCAAAGAAAAGGCAAAAATAAAAAAGACCCAAAAAGAACAACAATAGGTAAAGGGCCGATTAAA